ATGGCAAATACTACATTTAATGGTCCAGTAAGATCTGAAAAAGGTTTTGAAGTGGCTACTAAAAACACAACAACAGGAGCATTTACAACTAGATATAGTTCAGCTTTACCTGATATGACAGGTTTAACTTTAACTGATTTAGCAACAGGTGCTAACATTACTTTGATTAATAATTCAATGAATGTTACTAACTACACAGGTGCAGCAGCAGCTGCAGCAGCATTACCAGCAGCAACACAAGGTGATGTGTGTGTTTACGTGCAAGCAATAGATACAACAGGTGGAGTTAACACTTTAACTTTTAATGCAGCTGGAACTGATGTTTGGGCTACAGGTTCTGTAATAGAATCAAGAGCAGCAGCAGAAGTGACTTATGACATTTCTACAGCAGGTGAAACTCAATTAGTTTACACACCAGCAGGCGCAGCTACTAACTTGTTTACTACTGGAAGCATAATTGCTTTTATATGTTACGAAACAGGTACATGGACTATCGCATCTAGAATGGGTGGTGCAGCAGACGCAACTACAGGTGCATTTGCATTTGCAGCGTAATAATTAATTATGTGTGGGCTTCGGCCCACACAAATTTTAAGGAGAAAAAATTATGGGAAACGGAATAGTAAGTCCTAAAAGTAAAACATTAATCCCTGATACAACAGGTGCTGATAATGATTCTATAGCAGCTTCACAAACATTAGGTGGTGCTGGTGATATGACTCTTGCTGGAACAGCGGCTAGTTTTGCTTCATCTGGAATAGGTTTATTTGTAACAGTAACTGGAGATGGCGTAACTAATTTAACTGGAGTAAATTTTACAATAACTGGAACAAATGCTTTAGGGCATGTGTGTTCAGAAGTTCTTGCTGGACCTAACGGAGCAGCAACAGTAACAAGCGCATTAAAATATAATACTGTAACTCAAATTGCTGTAAGCGGTGGAACCACTACAGCAGTAAGATCTGGAAACGCAGCAGGATCAGGAGGATCTGAACAAAGTATTTTTAATTCTAGAACTAGATTAAGAGAATTATTTGGTACAACTGCAGCAACAGCTGATACACTTACAACTTTTTATAATGGTGGTGAATCACAAGGTAATGAATTATTCGCTGTGAGAAACCCTGTAGCAGCTCAGACATTAATTAATCCAGCGTCAGCGCATGGAGGAGTACTGGCCGATGAAGGTTTATCAGTGATGTTACCAACTAACAGTTTTGTGAGTTTAACAGTATACTACGACGGGTAGGTACTAATGGCTAATACCACTTCACAAGCCTACAGTTTTGATCAGAACTTTTCAATAGATGAAATTATTGCAGATGCATATGAGCGTTTAGGTTTAGTAGGTACAGCCGGTCATCAAATTAAAACTGCTAGAAGATCTTTAAACATTCTTTTTCAAGAATGGGGAAATAGAGGAATCCATTTTTGGGAAGTAGGAAATACAAATATTAATTTAATTGTAGGTTCATCTACAAATGTAGATGCTACTGCTGAAGGATCTGGTATTTATACTTTTTATAGAAATTCTTCAGATGTTCCTGGAGGAGGAGAACCACCACAAGCTACAACAGTTCCTACAGCAAATATTTATGGTATTACAGATATCTTAAATGTTTCTTATAGACAAAACTACAATACAACAAGTCAATCAGATATTGGTTTAACTAAAGTTGCAAGAGATGCTTATGCTGCAACAGCAAACAAAGCATCACTTGGAACACCTTCTCAATATTGGGTACAAAGATTTATAGACAAAGTTACAATTACTATTTATCCTATGCCTAATTCAACTGCTGCAACAAATTATTTAAGCGTTTATTACGTTAAAAGAATTCAAGATGCAGGAGCTTATACTAACGCAAGTGATACACCTTTTAGATTTGTACCATGCATGATTTCAGGTCTTGCATATTATTTATCTATGAAGTTTGCACCACAAAGAACACAGGAGATGAAGTTGTTGTACGAGGATGAGTTAGCAAGAGCATTATCAGAAGATGGTTCTCCAGCTAGCACATATATTACTCCGAAGACATACTATCCAAACATATAATGGCTAGATTTGCAAAAGGTAGTAGAGCATTAGCGATCTCTGATAGATCAGGAGCAGCTTTTCCATACAGAGAAATGGTGCAAGAATGGACTGGTGCGTGGGTCCATATTTCTGAATTTGAACCTAAACAACCACAATTAGAACCACATCCAGTAGGAGCTGATCCACAAGGTTTACAACATGCAAGACCTGCAAGAGTAGAGTTTGCAGTTCAAGATATTTTACCTAACAATCCATTTACAACAAATTCAAACACAACTTTAAATGTTTCTTTTCCTTCTAATCAAATAAATGAAGGAACTTCTTATGTTAGATTTCAAGTAGTTAAACAAGCAGTAGGTGGTGTTGCTATTGCAACTTTAGAATTATCGGCAACATTAAATGGTGCTATTAATGATACGGTTAATACAGTTGTTTTAAATGATGCAACTGAATTTCCTACATCAGGATATATTGTTATTGAAAAAATAAATGCTACTAGTGGCGCTTACGAAAATGAAACTATTCAATACGCAGGTAAAGCTGGAAATAATTTAACAGGATGTACACGTGGAACATCAGCACCTTATAGAGGAAAAGTATTAGCTAACACAACTGCTAAATCTCATGCTAATGGAGCTATAGTTTATGGATCTCGTTTAGCAACAGCAGTTGGAACAACAGAACAGACAGGAGCTCAACCTGCTACAAGAACAGTTTATAATTCTATTACTGTTCCTTTAGTAAGCGCAGCACCAAGTTCAGAAACGGGAGGCGGTTTTCAGTGTACAATTGGACCCGTAAATGATAGAGGTTAATTATGGCATATAGTTATTCAGACTTAACAACAGATATTAGAAATTACACAGAAGTAGATAGTAATGTTTTTACTGCTGCAATTATAAATGGGTTTCTTCGTAATGCTGAACACAGAATTAATTTAGATTGTCCTATGGATTCTGATAGATTCCAAGATCAAGCTCAATTTGCTACAGATTTTAATTCAATTACTATGCCTGCGGGTTTATTATTTGTTCGAGGTATTCAAGTTTTTGATTCAACAACAGCTACTACAGGAGAAGGAGTTTGGTTAGAAAGACGTGATCAAACTTTTATATCTGAATATATTGGAGAATTAACAGGCACTGAAGGAGGTGTAGCAGCTCAAGATACAACAGGACTTCCTAAATATTATTCTATGTATGGTGGTGCTACTACCGGAACTACTTCAGCTACTTCAGGAGCTATATATGTGGCTCCTACACCAGATAAAAATTATCAATATATTATTCATTATAATACTATGCCAAGTGGATTAGAGACTGCTACTGCTGGAACTTATGTAAGTAATTACTTTCCCCAAGGTCTATTATATGCCTGTTTAGTAGAGGCATATGGATTTTTAAAAGGTCCAACTGATATGTTGACATTATATGAACAGAAGTATAAAACTGAACTACAAAAGTTTGCAGCAATGCAAATTGGAAGAAGAAGACGAGACGATTACACGGATGGCACAATAAGAATTCCAATCGAGTCAGCGCCTCAATAATTAGGAGAATTTTATGACAATAACATCGGCAATATGTAATAGTTTTAAACAAGAAATTTTAGTAGAAGGTCACAATTTTACTGGAAGTACAGATACTTTTAAAATATCTTTATATTCAAGTGACTCAGCAACTTTAAATAAATCAACAACAGCTTACGCTTCACCAGCAGATGGCACAGCAAATCCAACAAGTACTTATGAAGTAACTTCTACTGCATCTGGATACACAACAGGTGGAAATAGTTTATCAAGTACAACTCCAGTTTTATCTGGTGACACTGCTTGTTGTAAGTTTGCTGATACAAGTTGGGGTTCATCAGCTTCTTTTACAGCAAGAGGATGTTTAATTTATAATTCAACTAATGCTAACAAAGCAGTTTGTGCAATTAATTTTGGTGCGGACAAAACTGTTACTAGTGGAACTTTTACAATTCAATTCCCGGCTCAAACAGCAGGAAACGCAATCATTCAGATAGCGTAAGGAGCTTTTCCTTATGGCTAATACTTGGAACCAAGCCAATACAACCTGGGGTCAAAATACTTGGGGAAAACAATCTGATGTAACTCTTACATTAACAGGTCAATCATCTACAACAACAGTTGGAAGTTTAACAGAATTAATTGAAATAAAACCTGGTTGGGGCACACTTAACTGGGGTCAAAATGGTTGGGGATCAGTTGAGTCAGCAGTATTTAATTTAACTGGTTTTAGTTTAACAGCATCACTTGGA